TCAGTTTCACTGTCGAAACCAGTCAGGCCCATATTTAGTTGTTCTTTAATTATAGCTCCCCTCCATGGATTCGAACCATGAACCTACGAGTTAACAGCTCGTTGCTCTGCCGTTGAGCTAGAGAGGATTGATTGTATCTGTATTCTATACTATATTTATGGATCAAATTGAAATCATTAAAACTGTAAAGAACTTCTTAACTAAAGAAGAGATGCAGCTGTGGGTAGACTTTTGCGACTCTGCAGTTGAATCTAGGCAATCCGAGATGGCAATCTATGCCAACGGACTTAGGTATATCTTTCAATTTGGAAAAGATAAGTGCGACACCCACTACGCGTCAAACACTGATCTAAGTGCCATACCGGAGCTTGAGTCCGAGTCCAGAGATCTATTTTCTCGGATCATCTCCACTAGCAAAGACTTATTCGAGGACAACTCAGAAATTTATATGACAGGATTCTGGGCTTCTAAGCAGCTACCTGGTTCCTACGTGGGGGAACACGAAGATACAGACGAAGGGTTGAACGATCACTTTAAATATAGTGCTGTCTTGTATCTAAACACTTTAGCCACCACCGGGCAGCTGTTATTTACAGATCTTGGGTTAACCATCAACCCCGAAGCCGGAGACTTAGTTATATTTAAATCACTGCCATCCGGAAAGCATAAAGTTGACCCGATCAATGAAGATAGATATACCTTAGCCTTCTGGATGACAGAAGATGAAAATTATGCTATTTAGCTGTAACTAAGCGACGCTTCTGAGCGTCCCATACCTTTGGACGCTTCTTTACTGCCTTACCATTTTTGCGATCTGCACCAGAAGTGTTCTTAACTGGAGCCGCAGCTCCACCCTTGCCTTTTGCCATTTTCTCTCCTTGTTTTGATTAAATATCTATGCCGCGATTTGTTGCACGCCAAGTAGACGGCGAGTGGTTTGCTTCAACCGCCTCTTTGTGGGTAGGGTCCTCGTATAGCCTAATGACATGGATGCAGGGGTCTCCGCCATCTTCGAATTCGGCATCTTCCGGCTCTGACGTAGGCAGTCCATCATGGGTGTTACATACGGCTGGGCCGCACCAACCCATAGTTATACCGTGGGTTAACCACTCTTCAAAATCTTGCATACATAAATAATAACCCCCACTGGACAGGACGTCAAGCGGGGGCTGTTATTGATTTAGGTTTATAGGCCAGTTTCTTCAGGCGAAGCTGTCTCAGACTTCTTACCCTTACCAGCTTGACCGCCGAATGCAGAGTTGATCTCGTCAACATCTAGCTTTCCGTCAATCATGTAGGCGCGTGACAGGTTCTCTGCAACGTCCATTACACCGATAAATGCAGCCATAGCGCCTGCTTGCCAGAGTTCAACTCCAGCGATCGAACCACCAGCAAAAGTACCACTTACGCGAAGGATAATTAGTGCTGCAGTTCTTCTAAATACTTCAGGAAATACTCCCATTTTAGCTCCTAGGATAGATGCGATTAATATGCTTCTCTCCCAAGCAGTTCAATTGTACCACTTACCAGAGGTTAGGAGTAGGAGCCTTCCTTTTTAAGGTGATATTGGTTCTCTTTCTGAGCGACTCCCGCTGCGATTCGGTAGTGCCACCCCAGATACCAATCTCTGCGTTTTTAAGCGCATACTCCAGGCACTGCATAGCTAGGGGGCAGCCGGCACACACTCGTTTAGCCTCTGATAAATTTGAATATTTAGATACAACTTTATTCGGACCAACTTCAAGTTCCTGGGGGAAAAACAGTTCAGGATCGACATCAGAGCAAGCTGGAGTATTGTCTCCAATAAATTGAGGAATTGACAGATCTCTAATACCTACCCGTTGTGTCATTAATTATCCTCGTTTTGCGCTGAACCCAGTTCCGTTAAACGTGATGGGCGGTGTACCGAATATACGTAATAGCTTACCGTTACACTCAGCCTCTGCGCAAGTCGATCTAGTAGCTTCTTCTGACATTCCACGTTTTTCTGAGAACGTGTGCTCAGGGTTCTCTGAGCATTTATATTCGTACGTAGGCAAGGCATCTCTCCCGAACTGGTAGCATTGATATTATAAATTGTATCAATAGGAGAGAGCGCCAGTGGCAACTACCTACATCCTCGACACCAGTGTATTACTGTCTAGCCCAAAATCTATATTTTCTTTCGAGGAGCACGAAGTTGTTCTCCCGTTAATAGTCATAAAAGAGCTAGAGACTAAAAGAAATGATCCAGAGATTGGATATCTAGCCAGACAGGCACTCCGTTCTTTAGAAGAGCTTAGACAATCTAAAGGTGACTTAAAAACTGGTGTTGTAGTCAATGCCGACAGTGGCACTTTACGAGTAGAGGTTAGCCCGGGAGATAGATCCCTATTGCCAGAAACTTTGAGAGACAGCTATTCTCACGACACTGCAATACTTTCTGTAGCAGCTACCTTGTCTAGTAGCGGGCAGAAAGTTGTACTAGTAAGTAAAGATCTTCCAATGCGGCTTTTAGCCTCAACGGCAGTTAATATTGTTGCAGAAGACTACAGAGCCGACATTTTGCCAGACTCCGGATACACTGGATTGGTTCAGGTCCAAGTGACCAAAGAAGTTTTGGACTCTTTATACGAAAATAAAACACTAAGAACTAGTTCCGTGAGCGAGGAACTAAAAGATGTTCCAGTTCATACGGGAGTTATTCTGAAATCCGGTAGATCATCAGCTATTGCCAGAATTACCACTAGCGGCTCAGTTGAATTGATTCCGCAAGATCTTGAAGCTTTTGGGGTTCGCGGTAGATCTGCAGAGCAGAGAATTGCTCTAGCTCACCTACTAGACCACTCTATTGGCGTGGTTTCCATGAGCGGAAGCGGCGGAACCGGAAAAAGCATGCTGGCTTTAGCAGCTGGCCTAGATTCCGTCTTAGAGCAGCGGACTCACAAAAAGATAGTTGTGTTTAGGCCACTGTTTGCAGTTGGTGGTCAGGAGCTTGGCTTCTTGCCGGGTAGCGAAGCCGAGAAGATGAACCCTTGGGCTGCGGCTGTTTATGATGCACTAAGCGCTTTTGCGTCTAAAAATGCCATTGAAGACGTTATGGATCGAGGAATTATTGAGGTTCTACCATTAACTCACATTCGTGGTAGAACTTTCACTGACACAATCATAATTGTCGATGAAGCTCAGAACCTAGAGCGCAATGTACTACTCACCGCTCTAAGTAGGACAGGTGATAATACTCGCGTCTTTATAAGCAGTGACGTTGCTCAGAGAGATAACCTGCGCGTGGGTCGCCACGATGGCATTGCCTCAGTGGTAGAGAAGCTTAAGGGAGAAGAGCTATTCGCTCACATAAAGCTGACCAGATCTGAGCGCAGTAGAGTAGCAGAGATGGTAACCAGACTACTCGACGAGTAGCCCCCAACGAGAAAACCCCCTCTTTCGAGGGGGTTTCTTTTTAGTTGTCCTTACCGCACGGGCAGGTTCCACCGCATTTGCAGCCGTCCATGATTCCTCCTTAAAAATCCCAGTCGTCGTCAGTAATAGATTCGTGCTTACCCATAACGTAGCTTGAGCCAGACCCCGAGAAGAAGTCGTGGTTCTCGTCTCCGCCTGGAGATAGTGCAGCCATGATTGCAGGGTTAACATTGCACACTTCCTTAGGAAAAAGCGCCTCGAAACCTAGGTTCATCAGAGCCTTGTTCGCGTTGTAGTGCAGGAACTTCTTAACGTCTTCGGTTAGACCTTTTTCATCGTAGAGGTCAGCTGTGTACTTGATCTCGTTCTCATATAGTTCGAGAAGTAAGTCATATGTGTACTGCTTCAACTCTTCTTGACGTTCCGGAGTGCATTCGTTGTATGCAAGCTGAAACTTGTAGCCGATGTAATAACCGTGAACGGCCTCGTCGCGAATGATCAAGCGAATCAAGTCAGCAGTGTTGGTGAGCTTGGCGCGTGATGACCAGTACATAGGCAGGTAGAAACCTGAGTAGAACAGGAATGACTCCAGCAATGTGGAGGCAACCTTGCGCTTTAGTGGGTCACTGCCGTTGTAGTAGGAGAGAATAATCTCGGCCTTCTTCTGCAGGTAAGGGTTCTCCTCCGACCAACGGAACACTTCGTCGATGTCCGCTGTCGAGCACAGGGTTGAGAACACGCTGGAGTAGCTCTTAGCGTGGACCGACTCCATGAACGCGATGTTGGTGATTACCGCTTCCTCGTGAGGGGTGCGGGCATCTGGCATGATGCTCATCGAACCAACGGTTCCCTGAATAGTGTCCAACATAGTTAAACCAGTGAATACACGCATAGTTAACAACTTTTCAGCAGGAGTTAAGGTGCTCCAAGACTGAATGTCGTTAGATATTGCAATCTTCTCAGGCAACCAGAAGTTCTGAGTTAGACGATTCCAGACCTCTAGGTCTACGGCATCTTCAACCTTATTCCAGTTGATAGGGCGAGTTATAGCTGACATGAGACACAACCTTCCATTTCTGTTCCTTCTAGTGCATTCTGACGAATGCGAATATAGTAAATAGTCTTAATACCCTTTTTCCATGCGTAAATCTGTGCACGGTTAACATCGCGGGTGGTTGCAGTGTCCTTGAAGAACAGGGTTAGTGATAGACCCTGGTCTACGTGCTGGGTTGCAGCAGCGTAAACATCGATGATCTTCTCGGGACCGATCTCGTACGCATCTTTGAAGTACTCAAAGTTTTCGTTTGTTAAACCGGGCGCTGGGTAGTAAACGCGGCCTAGCTTGCCTTCTTTACGAACTTCGATAGGAGCAGCAATCGGGTGGATAGAGCTAGTCGAGTTGTTCACGTAGCTAATCGAACCGGTTGGTGGAACAGCCTGCAGGTTCTGGTTGTAGATTCCGTGTTCCATTACAAAGTCACGAAGCTCTGTCCAGTCCTTCTTTTTAGGTATGCGAACCTTTGCATCTTTGAAAATCTGAGCGACCTTCTCGGTTGCAGGCTCCCACTTCTGCTCTACATACTTGGTAAAGAAGCTACCGTCGGCATACTTAGACTTCTCAAAGCCGTCAAATGGGCTCTTAGTCTCCTGAGCCATCTCTGCAGATGCCTTAATAGCGTTGTAGAGGATAGTCATGAAGTACATGTTGGTAAAGTCCAGAGACTCCTCATCACCGTAATGCATGCGTGATTCACCAAAGTAACCATGCAGGTTCATTTGTCCAAGACCGATAGCACGAGACTTTAGGTTACCTTCAGCAATTGACATGACTGAGTCGATATAGCTAATGTCGGCCACAGAGGTAAGGGCCTTGATGGCGGTTTTAACCGACTTAGCAAAGTCAGGAGACTGCATCATTTTAGCCACGTTCAATGATCCTAGATTGCAAGAGATGTCCTTGCCGATCTCGTTGTAGCTAAGGTCAGCGTTGTAGGTGGTCGGGGTGTTGACCTGAAGAATCTCTGAGCAAAGGTTTGACATGTTGATGCGACCCTCGATTGGGTTAGCGGCATTTGTGGTGTCTTCATACATGATGTATGGGTAGCCAGACTCAAACTGAAGTTCTGCAATTCGCTGCAGAAGTTCACGTGCGTTGATCTTGGTCTTCTTGATGCGAGCATCGTCAACCATCTCCTGGTACTTCTCAGTAACCGAGATGTCACCGAATGGGATTCCGTAAATACGCTCAACATCATAAGGAGAGAATAGGTACATGTCCTCACCGCTCTTGGCAAGTTCCATAGTAACGTCCGGGATAACAACACCAATAGATAGAGTCTTGATACGGATCTTCTCGTCGGCGTTCTCACGCTTGGTGTCTAGGAAACGCATTATGTCAGGGTGGTGAGCGTTTAGGTAAACCGCACCTGCACCCTGACGAGCACCCAGCTGGTTTGCATAGGAGAAGCTGTCTTCCAAAAGCTTCATCACTGGGATGACACCTGATGATTGGTTTTCAATCTTTTTAATTGGAGCGCCTAGCTCACGAAGGTTGCTGAGGTTTAGCGCAACACCGCCACCGCGCTTAGATAGCTGCAGTGCCGAGTTGATGCCACGGGAGATGGACTCCATGTTGTCTTCGATGCGAAGCAGGAAGCAGGAGACGAACTCGCCACGCTGCTTTTTGCCAGCGTTCAAGAAGGTTGGGGTTGCAGGCTGGAAGCGACCAGAAATAATCTCATCGACTAAATCCTTTGCAAATTCCTCGTTACCCTTGGCCAACATAAAGGCGTTCATTACAACACGGTCTTCGAAGCGCTCTAGGTAGCGAGTGCCGTCGAAAGTCTTTAGGGCGTACTGGCTGTAGAACTTGTAAGCACCTACGAAGGTGGGAAAGCGAAACTTGTGAGAGTATGCCTGCTTAAATAGTTCCTTGACAAATTCCTCAGAATATAGGTCTAATACCTCTTTTTCATAGTAATCGTTCTCTACTAGATAGTGGAGCTTTTCCTCAATTGAGTGAAAGAACACGGTGTTCAGATTGACGTGGTCTAGGAAGTACAGACGTGCTGCTTCCTTGTCCTTGTCAAACTGAATAGTCTTGTTCTCTCCCCATAGGTTGAGCATGGCGTTTAGTTCGTGATAGCTGTAGTTCTCCACAGTAGGTCGAGCCTCTCTTTTACTTGTTCTACGTCGTCTGGTGTTCCCATAATTTCAACGCGATACAGCAAAGGTACACCAGTTTTTGCTGAAATCATTTCGGCAGCCCGACAATAGTGGTCACCAAAATTTGTATTGCCCATTCCGACAACACCGCGTAGCAGCTCTCTGTTGGCCTTAAAATTTAAAAACTTCTTGACCTGAACAGGGATTGTAGTTCCCTCATTGCCACCACCATAAGTGGGGACTACGAGTATGTACTCTTTTGTAGCCATAAGAGGCTCGTCACCGTTCCACCGGATAGGTATCCTGTGGTTTGGTAGGTCTAACTTCTCTACAAACCTGTGCGTATTGTTAGAGACATTAGAAAAATATACAATGTCATACACTTTTACGCAAGTGCAGATAGCTTGTCTGGGCGGAAACCGCTCCAGTGCTCATCACCAGCAATCACAACGGGGGCAGCCTGGTACCCCAAAGACTTTACAAGTTCCATAGCCGCGACATCTTCGCTCAAATCTACAACCTCGAAAAATACATCCTTGTTTGTCAAGTATTTCTTAGTGCTTTCGCATTGAACACAAGCAGGAAGGGTGTACACAGTTACCATTTTATTGGTACCTTTCGATGTTTAGACGAGAAATCCTGACGCTTATCGACCAATAAATTGATCACGTCAGGACTGATTGGATAACCAGTATAGAACAAAATCTAGTAGTTGATTTTTATTCTTCTGCTAAGAATAGCGATTCAACGATCTCTTTGCAAATTGGGCAGACTGGAAACTTTTTTGGGTCCCTACTCGGGATAAATAGTTCGCCGCAGAGAGCCAAGACCGGTTTACCCATGACGTACCCTTCGGTCACTGACACTGATTCAGCATAGTGAGCGTACTTAGGTACTGCCGTATTTGCAGTTAGCTTCTCTGTAGAAGTGTCTTCAAGAGCAATGTTCATGCTCTTAGTATAGGGCTTATCAATTATCTGGCGGTGCGGTACAATTAAAGGGACTCCAGCCCTCTCCCGTCGAAATGAGTTAAGTTGAGCTCCCCCGCAGGTCTTTACAATATAATCGCCGATCAAGGTTCGACACTTTCGCGCGTGATTTATTACAAAGATCCAGCTAAAAAGCCTATTAAGTTCAACGGATACACCGCCCGAATGCAAGTCAGACCCTCTGTCGAGAGTTCTAACATTATTTTGGAACTAACAACCGAAAATGGCGGAATAGAGCTCGGAGCTACGGACGGAAGCATAGCCCTGTACGCGGAAGATAGCACAATGATAGCTATCCCCGAGGGTATCTACGTATACGACTTAGAGCTTATTGCCCCATCAGCAGAGCTTTTTGTCTACAAAATTCTTCAAGGCAATTTCGCAGTTAGGTCGGAGGTGACCAGATAGTGGCTGGTTATACAGTTAGCTCAGTTACATCCGGTAAATACGCCAGACAGGTTTCAGTAGCAGCTTCAGGTCCTCAAGGTGCCGCTGGACCGACTGGAGCTACCGGTCCCGCTGGAGCCGCTGGAGCCGCTGGTGGGCTCTCTGCTAGATATAAATTTCTAAACAACTACAACGCAGCTAACCCTGGTGGCGGATACTTTGCTTTTAACAGCTCAACTTTTATGTCAGCAACAGAGCTGTATGTGTCGCAAAACGATATGGCTACTGACTCTCAGGCAGCGCTTTTAAGTGCAGTCATCCAGTCTACTAACGGCTATAAGTCTGTCATCACTGTGCAAAAAGTTAGTGATCCGAGAAAAACGGCACGATTCTATGTAACTGGCGGAACTGACAATTCCGGCTGGTGGGATTTCCAAATAGAGTACATTGGCGGATCCATACTAAGTTGGACCTACAACGAACAAGTAGAGATTCTTGTCGCCCCGATTGGAGACGCTGGAACTGTTGGAGCTACCGGCCCCACTGGTGCAGCTGGCCAAGGTGTGCCACTTGGAGGTGCCACGGGTCAAATTCTTAGGAAGACTTCGGATGCAAGCTACGCAACCGAATGGGTAGACCCAGAAGCAGTTCAAGACGTCTCGTTAAATGAATTAACAGACGTTAATTTAAGTTCATTAACCAACGGTCAAGTCCTTGTTTACGATCAAGACACTAACGCTTGGATTCCAACCTCTCCCGAAAATCTCCCTCAATCGGCCGGATATCTCTCTGGTACACTTGAGGGAGGATCCGCATCTACTTTTTAAGGGTTAAATAATGGCCATACAGATACAACTTCGAAATGATACTGCCGCCAACTGGACCTCAGCTAACCCGACGCTAGCTCGCGGCGAAGTGGGCGTTGAGATAGATACCAACAAGATGAAAATTGGTACAGGATCTACCACTTGGGCTAATCTTCCATATACGGGCGTAGACTCCGAAGAATTGATTCCGCTTGTCTCCTACACACACAATCAGGGACAAACCAGCTCTACATGGGAAATAGAGCACAACCTAGGCTTCTACCCGTCAGTCAACGTCTTTATGTCGTCTGGTGATGTTGTAGAGGGAGCAATCGAGCACCAAGACGTAAACAATCTAACGATCACCTTCTCGGTAGCCATTTCGGGTACCGCTTACCTCTCCTAAGGAAAATAAGAAAAAATGGCAAAACAGTTCTTAACGAACCTGAACCTCAATAAGAATGAGCTTCAAAATGCAAGAATTCAAAATCTTGCTTCTGCTCCCTCATCACCTGTTGTTGGTCAGATTTACTACAACACCGTCGACGGTCAACTAAACGTATACACAGGCGTAACTAACGGCTGGGTATCTCTAGCAGCTGGTGGCAACGTAACAGAGGCAATCAACGCCGCTATTACAGCCCTAGATCTAGACAACACTTATGACTCACTCGGTTCTGCAGATACTGCAGAGCAGAATGCTAAAAACTACGCTGATGATCTAGCTGTCAACTATGACGCAGCCGGTTCAGCAGCTAGCGCAGCAGCCACCGCATACAGCAACGCTGTTAGCTACGCCGATGGCCTAGCATCTAACTACGACGCAGCCGGTACAGCTACCACAGCCTACAACAACGCTGTTAGCTACACAGATGGCGTAGCCCTAGAGCTAACCTCAGACATCGCTAACGCTAAGTCTGAAGCCATCACTGCAGCAGAAGGTTACACTGACAACGCAATATCTGCTCTTGTAGACTCTGCTCCAGATCTACTAAACACCCTTGGTGAACTGGCAACAGCACTTCAGGAAAACCCAGACATTATCTCTGACTTGCAGGATATTGCTGCAGGTAAGCAGGACACTCTAACCGCAGGAACTGGCATCACCATCCTAGGTGACACCATCTCTGTAACTGAAAACACTTACGATGGCTTCGGCTCTGCAGGTGCAGCTCAGGAAAATGCAGAAGAGTACGCCGATGGTGTTGCTCTAACTGCAGAAAACAACGCAAAGGCATATGCTGACGGTCTAGCTGTTAACTATGACGCTGCTGGTGCTGCCGCAACTGCTTACACAAATGCTGTTTCACACGCAAACACTGTTGCTGCAACTGCCTACACAAATGCTATTTCACACGCAAACAACGTAGCTGCAACTGCTTACACAAATGCTGTTTCACACGCAAACACTGTTGCAGATGCTGCTTACGACAACGCAGTTAGCTATGTAGATGACGCAATTGGCAACATCGACCTTACCTACACAACTGATGATGTTACCGAAGGCACCAACCTATACTTCACCCAGGCTCGCGCCCGTGGTTCAGTAAACACCGGTGACTCTACATTAGATTACAACTCAACTACTGGTGTATTCACTGCAAACACTGCAGTTATGGCTACACGTAACTACGTTGATGGTGAAATTACTGATGTAACTTCTTATGTAGACGGCGAAATCACTGACCTATCGTCAGAGCTAACAACTGCTTACCAGGATGCAGACACTGCACTTGAGACCAGCCTAACCACTGCTTACCAGAACGCAGACAGCGCACTTGAGACCAGCCTTACTCAGGACTTCAACGATGCTGACAACGTTGTTCTTACAACCTTGCGTTCGGAAATTGCGGCAGCGTCTGAGGGTCTAAATGTCCACGCAGCAGTTAAGGCAGCAACCACCGAGAACATCAACCTTGCTGATGCATCAGGCCTAGTAGTTGATGGTGTAACCATTAACAGCGGCGACCGCGTTTTGGTTCGCGCTCAGACTACTAGATCACAGAACGGTATCTACGTATCTAACGGAGTTGCACTTACTCGTGCAGCTGACTACGACTCAGTTCCAGAGATTAGCACTGGTGACTTTGTATTCGTAGACCAGGGTACTTTATACGCTAACACCGGCTGGGTACAGCAGGATGCTGTAGTAACCGTAGGCACTGACTCGATTGACTTTGCTCAGTTCTCTGGTGCGGGTACTTTCTCTGCAGGTAACGGTCTAACCCTAACCGGCGGCGAATTCAACGTAGTTGGAACCGCAGGTCGCATTGATGTAAGCGCTAACGCTGTTGACATCTCTGAAGACTACGTCGGTCAGACTTCGATCACCACAGTTGGAACCATCACTACTGGTACATGGAATGGCTCGACCATTGATGTTGCTCACGGTGGTACTGGTGCAACTACCCTAACTGGCTACGTAGTTGGAAACGGTACAGACCCACTAAGCACCGTATCTGTAATTCCTGGTTCAGACATTGATGGTGACATTGATGGCAACGCCGCAAACGTAACCGGAACCGTAGCCGTTGAAAACGGTGGTACTGGAGCTACTACAGCTGCAGGTGCTCGCGCTAACCTAGGTGCAACTACCAAGTATGCAGAGAACAACGGCAGCCTAACCCCTGCCAGTGGTATCGTAACTTGGACTGTATCTCACGCGCTAAACACCACAGACGTAACCGTCCAGATGCGCGACACTTCAACCAACGCAGTTGTTGAAGCTGACATCGTAATCACCAACGCTAACACAGTAACTATCGCCTGGAACTCTTCGACCACTGTCTCTGCAGACAGCTACCGTGTCGTAGTTACTGGCTAATAGTAAAATAAGTAAGACTCAAGAAAGAGGTCGCCCCAGATGGCAAGCAAAAAGTTCCTAACGCCAATTAACATTGTGCAAGGCGCTACGTTCCCAGTAGATGCTGATCAAGGCGACCTCTTTTTTAGGTCTGACATAGGTTCCATGTACACCTACGATGGCACCGGTTGGATTTCTATGACTGGCAGTGACATCACAAACGTGGACGGCGGAGACGCCTCAAGCTCATACAACATCAACTACGACGGTGGCGGACCGTCCTCTTTCTAGGAATAGGGAAATAAGACAATGGCAGTCAGAATTCAATTTAGACGCGGTACCGCCGCTGAATGGGCCTCGGCCAATCCAATGCTAGCCGCTGGTGAGCTCGGTTACGAGACAGATACCGCTCAGATGAAGATTGGTAACGGTTCTCTTACCTGGAGCGCCTTACCATACAGCGCAGTAAACGAGGCATACGTAGATAACGCGATTGCTAACGTAGTAGGTTTGGCCCCGGAAACACTGGACACCCTAAACGAGCTAGCTGCCGCCATGGGAGACAACCCAAGTTTCATCTCTGACATAGAGGACGACATTGACAGCGCCAGAGCTTATGCTACTGGTTACACTGATAATGCAATAGCTAACCTTATAGCTTCCGCTCCTGCAGCTTTAGATACACTAAACGAACTAGCTGACGCTCTAGGGTCCGACGCGAACTTCAGTACTACAGTCTCAACAGCTCTATCAGAGAGACTTCAATTTGTAGCTGACAACGTAGCCAACTACGAAGCTAATAACCCAATCATCGATGCAAATATTCTAGCTATCGAAGTAGACAGCGGAAACATTAAGATTGGCGATGGCGTAAACGCTTGGAACACTCTAGTTTACGTGAACCAGGCATTCTTCTCTGGCATGTTAGATACTCACATCTCTGACACAACCCAGATTCACGGAATAGCTAACACTGCAGAATTAGTGACCTCTACTGAACTGACAGAGGCCCTAGGTGACTACACAACAACCGACGACCTTGCTAACGGATACGTAAGCACCGGTGAGATAGCAAACTACGCTCTGTTAACTGCCCTAGATTCATATGCCACTAACACCGCCCTAGCCCTGAAAGCTCCACTAGCTAGCCCTTCTTTCACTGGTACGGTGTCGCTTCCTGCAAGCATTGAGATCAACAACATCAGCATTGGCAACACCACAGCAACAGAGATCTCATACCTTGCCAACGTGTCATCTGACGTACAAAGTCAAATTGACACTAAAGCCCCACTAAACTCTCCTTCATTTACCGGGACTGTCGAACTTCCGACGACAACCAGCATTGGAGACATCACTTCTGCTGAATTGGAGCACCTGGATGGGGTAACCTCAGCTATCCAGCCTCAGCTTGACGGAAAACTTGCATCTTCGACCGCAGCCACCACCTACGCACCACTAGCGGATGCAACTTTGACTGGTACCGTTTCTCTTCCAGCAACTACCTCTATTGGTGATGTTTCGGGCACAGAGATAGGTTATGTAAATGGCGTAACCTCGGCTATTCAAACCCAACTAGATGCAAAGGCTCCCACAGAGAGCCCGACCTTCACAGGTAACGTTTCTGGTGTTACAAAAGCTCACGTAGGTCTCGGAAACGTGGACAACACCGCTGACGAAGACAAGCCAATCTCTGATGCAACTCAGACTGCATTGGATGCAAAGCTAGATCTTGCTGGCGGAACTCTTACTGGCCCATTGACCCTCTCGGGCGCACCAACCTCTGACCTACATGCAGCTACAAAGCTATATGTTGACGGCCTAGCAGCTGGAATTAACTTCCACCAGCCAGTGGTTGCCGCAACCGCTGGTAACCTAGCTGGTACATATGACAACGGAACCGCTGGCGTAGGTGCAACCCTTACCAAGGCATCGAACGGTGCAATCGGTACAATTGACGGTGCATCGGTTTCTGTAGGTAACAGAATCCTTCTACGCGCACAGACTGACGCTAAAGAAAACGGCGTCTACGTGATTACTGCAGTTGGAAGCGCGAGCGCTCCATGGGTTATAACTCGTGCAGCAGACGCAGACAACAACCCAGCGGGCGAGTTGGCTAACGGAGACTTTGTATTCGTAACAAGCGGTTCAACCAACGGATCAAAGGGCTTCATCCTAAACACCACAGGCACAATCACAATCGGAACAACAGAAGTTGCTTACGCACAGTTCAACGCATCTGAAGCGGTTATTGCTGGAACAAACATCAGCAAGGTCGGCGAGACAATCTCGGTTGTATCAAACCCAACATTCGCAAATGTTGTGACAGTGAGCGCTGGGGTTAAGTTCTCTGACAACACTATTCAGACATCTGCTGGTGTTCCGTCTTTGACTCAGTTTATCCAGAAGACATCAAGCTACACTCTTAATGACCTAACTCTGATTGATGAAGTGATTGAGGTAGACAGCTCGTCTGCAACCACTATCACAATTCCAACTAACGCGACTCTAGCTTGGCCAGTAGGCGCGTCTGTGGACATCCTTCAGATAGGAACCGGACAGGTGACAATTGCCGCTGCAGGTGGAGTTACCTTGAACTTTACGCCAGGAAACAAGCTCAGAACACGTTGGTCAAGCTGTACTATAATGAAACGTGGTACTGACAGCTGGATCCTATACGGCGATCTAACAGCATAACATCAGGGAGAATTTAAATGGCAAAGAAAGAAGCAGGCGCAAAGTCCTCTCAGCAGAATGACTTTTTGGCTCCGTTACCTGCAGAAAACGTCACAGCTACAGATGTTGGTACTAACAGACCATACAACAATGGAACGCTGACTGTTACTTGGACTATAAACAGCCTATCTCCAGCTGCAACTACCTACACAATTAAAGACTCCAACAACAACCAACTAGGTACAGGCTCGCTACCGGCTCCAGTGAGCGGGACATACTCCGTACAAGTTTCTGGATTGCTGTCAAACACCACATACACAGTGAACGTGACACTAACTAATGCGTCCGGTGACTCTGCTCCGTCTGCTGCAGCGCCAGTTTTAGTTACAACAGTCCCTCAGACTCCAGCTGCTCCAATAGCCAACACTACAGTTGCAGACCAAGACAGTGTAACTTGGGTTGCGCCAGCTAATGGTGGTAAGGCCATAACACTGTACGCATGGGCTTGTGATGACGGTAAACAGGACAGCACCGGACTAACCTCTATAACAGTGGCCCAGGAAGGTGTTGGTCCATCGACTAACGCTTACAGAGTTAGGGCAATTAACGCCAACGGTACATCAGAGTTTTCAAATTTCTCGAACTCCGTAGACACTCTCCCTCCATTCTTCCCTCCATTCTTCCCGCCGTTCTTCCCTCCATTCTTCCCTCCATTCTTCCCGCCGTTCTTCCCCCCATTCTTCCCACCGTTCTTCCCTCCATTCTTCCCTCCATTCTTCCCACCGTTCTTCCCACCGTTCTTCCCACCTAGATTCCCATTCTTCCCACCGTTCTTCCCACCGTTCTTCCCACCTAGATTCCCATTCTTCCCACCTATCTTCCCTGCGCACCGTTGTATTGCAGAGGGAACTTTGGTTGACACTCCTCGCGGTAAGATTCCGGTTGAGCAGCTACAAGCTGGCGACATGGTTCTGTCTGTCATAATTGACGAACTATCTGTCGAGGACAACACTCCAGGGGCATTCTCAATTGGTTCATCACTAACTCTGTCAGGTGCAAAGCCTGTAGAGACTCAGGTGACTGCGATCCTTGAGAGCATCAAGACTGCAATCGTCTACTTCAACGGTAACGAGTCAGCTAGATACTCTGCAGAGCAGCCACTGTTCGTAAAGGTCGGTGACTCATACGAAGTGAGACTAGCCGGTAAGCTGGCCGTAGGAGACTACCTAATCAAGGTGGACGAAGACGGATCATCTTCTGAAGAACTAATCACAGAAGTTACCACTCTAGACACCCCAACCAGGGTGTACCAGATATCCTGTGACCCATACCACTGGTTTATTGCTGGTGGATATCTATCCCACAATAAGTAATAAGCAAAAAAAAGTAGCCGCCCCCAACCGGGCGGCTATTTTTTTATACTAAGATTGCAGTAAGCTATAGGATAGATAAAGCAATCATTAAACCCAAAGGAAAAACTATGAACCACTGGTTTACGAAAGATCGTTCAGAGACAGTCACAAACACAATGGGAGATAGAAAAATCCATAGCGGTATTTCTGTCATAAACCCAGCTATGGGCATAAACATTTACAGGGGAGCCATATCTAAAGAAACTGGGCAAAAGCACATTAACACCTTGGAGTCGAACCTAAACGGACAGACTTCATTCTCGTGGGCAGGGGCCCAGGTAACAAACTCGGATGAAGTTGATTTAGAGGCTAGAAATGCAAAAGATTTTAAGTTTAATTCCAAGGGATTAGGACCTAGGAATGACGAAAATGGAAAACTTTACGACATGCACGAAGAAGTTTTTCAAGCAGTTCGCGCATGCGTGAATGATTATGGGGATTACTGGGGCGTAGGAATGAACTTCTACGAAGCGTTTAATTTTGTTAAGTATGAAGGCACCGGGACTCACTTTAAGGTCCATGCGGACCATGGTCCAACCTACGTGTGTACTGTTTCAGTTGTTGTGTATTTAAATGACGACTATGAGGGCGGAGAAATTATTTTCCCTCGATTTAATCTGACTCACAAACCTCAAGCGGGTGACATTATTATTTTCCCGTCAACATATGTATACGAGCATTCATCTGAAGACATGATCTCTGGCACCAAGTACGCAGTTGTGATTATGACAGACTATAATGACAGAGACGAAGTAAACCACAGAGTGCCGCAAACAATCCAAGAATACGAACTTAAATACTAGATCGAGGAACCGTGTCAGAAGAATCCCTAAAAACCTCAGAAGACTCTGCTGCAGAAGCAGAAAAGAAGAGTCAAGAGGAACAAAAAAATATTCAAAATCGACTAGCGAACTGGTACCAAGTAGACGAGGTCACATGGAGCTCCGCCGAGGAAGTGTCTCCCGGCAGCGGAATCTGGGTCTATCACGATGTTCTACCCAAAGAGATGAACATCATTCAAAGGATCGAAGAAGTCATCGACAGCCCAGATAATAATTATCACTATCAAGAGGCAATGGTTGGGTATTCTATGAAGATCCCCGAGTACAGAGACTGCGTAGATTTTAAGTATAAGGAAAATGATTTTGATGACGATCAAACTGAGTGGGGCGATAAGCTAAGACAGCTAGCTAAAGATACTAAGTATCGTCAGCTACAAATTGTAAAAGACTATACAAGACGCTACAACGTAGGAGAGCTTCGCTACTGGGAGGCAACTAACTACGTCCGTTATGGCGTAGGCCAGCACTTCCAAGAGCACCATGATCACGGCTACTCGTATAATTGCGTAGTATCTCTAGTCGCATACCCGAATGATGACTACGAAGGCGGAGAGCTTTTCTTTAGGCTACAAAATATAAGCGCAAAAGCTCGCGCAGGAGATGTCTTTATTTTCCCGTCAAACTTTATGTACCCTCACCGCGCCATGCCTGTCAGATTTGGAACCAAGTACTCGATGGTTACCATGCTGGACTATTCGGATAAGTACCACAGTGCAGAATTCTTTAGGGACACAGACAGCTAATGAAGCAAATTTCAGTACAAAAACTGTTTCCGCCCGGAGGGAATGCTGACATATATCAGCTGCCGGCACGTAGGCCATGGATGGATGATACGGAAGATAAGCACGCATACATGTGCTTCCCTCTAAATATCACTAACCGCTTAGGTTGGGCAATATCGTTCCCTGAAGATATTAGATTCATCTGGGATGGCATCACAGACACAACGCCAGATCACATCACGATACTTGAAGGTGAAAAATTTTTAAGTAGATCTAGAGGGAACGCTACCATTGGCTTTCTCACTGGTTTGAAGTTTACAACCGATGAGAAAACAACAATGTTGGCAATGCCAGTGCCGAACTTATTTGTACGTGGCGCTCAGTGCTACACCACCCTAATGAGCACCTCCTTCTACTTTCATATGCTTCCAGTTGCTTGGAGGCTTACCGAGCCTAACGTAGAGATTTACATTCCTGCAGGCACCCCCGTGGCGACTGTTATTCCAATATCACTAACTGACCTAGAAGAGGATTACGAGTTGACTGTAAATGAAACGCCGGCATCTTCCGAGTACTGGGAAGAAGTGACTAAGTATGGGGATGCTAACGAAATAAAGAATGGCGTAGGAGACTGGTCAAAAATGTATAGAGAAGCAGTTGACTATACCGGCGCCTCTGTCGGCTCCCACGAGACAAAATCTATAAAGCTAAAAACTGTTACATGCCCATTTACCGGGGACTCCTATGAGGTAGAGGACGTGGAGTAGGTGGACACTAAAAAAATTAAGTTTGTAGTCAACAGACCGTGGCTAAATAGAGACAGTGATTCTACCCCCAAGCCGATAATTAAAACCATTCCCGACTGGTATAGAAACGGGGACAGGTTTGCCAAACACCCGATGACAGGGGAGTATTGGAAAGACCCGCAAAATGGCGGAAAAATCCCTACATGGAAGTCATGCCCGTCTGTCTACGACATCATGGGGTCCGGGTATGCGTACAGAACCCCTTGCGATATCGAGTTTAAGGAAAACTCTTACGGTCAAATAGAGGCAAAAGTCTTAGACGAAAAGAATAAAGATTTTATACAGGTCAGAATGCCTATGCCAGGCTTTAAAGCACCGATGGGTTACCACGAAGTTCACTTCGCATGGTGGGCAGACTGGGCAGTAGAGCTGCCGGCGGGCTATAGCGCACTGTACTCGCAGCCTTTCAATAGATTTGAGCTACCTTTTATAACTACAAGCGGCATCATCGATAACGATAAGGTTCACTTGCCTGGAACAATGCCGTTCTTTGTGGCTAAAGGGTTTCAGGGGATACTTCCTGCAGGCACGCCATATGCTCAAATTATCCCGTTCAAGCGGGAGAACTGGGAGTCAGAAATTGTAGACTCTATCGGCTATGAAGACATGCTCAAAAAGAACATGGAAAATAGCGATAAATATAGGGTTCCAGATGGTGGCGTATACCAGAGAGATGTCTGGGAGAGACGCAAGTATGAGTAAGGTAGGATAATCTAGTGAATAAAGAATATGCAAATGACGACATAACCCCCTACCAGTCGATAATTCCATCAGGTTTTTTCGGCGACTCCGTGGACAATATTGTCGCAATAGAGAACTTTATGACAGATGAAGAGCTAACTTATCTGAATAATTTTGCAAAAAATAACCAGCTATGGGACGTCACAGAGACCCACTACAGTGAAGATGGCACTGTAATCTACGATTCAAGCTACTGGGACCACCGAGTAGCTACAGCTCCTCTCTTAAAAGAAGCTGATCCAAAAGTTGTAGAGCTGATTTCAAACATGCAAGCTAGACTAAAAGAAAAAGTGGATCAGTTCTTTAACGTGGACGCCCACCCAACTAGTCCAGCGATTGTCCGATGGCTCCCAGGTCAGCGCCAGCAGCCACACGCGGATAAAGAGCTACACGAAGGCGAAGGCAGAGGAAAGCCAAACGACTTCCCTTACTACGATATTTCAGGACTTTTCTACTTAAATGATGAGTATGAGGGCGGAGAGCTTTACTTCCCTAACCAGGGGATTCAGTTTAAGCCAAAGGCTGGAGCCGCATATTTCTTCCCGGGTGACATGAATTATATCCACGGTGTGACAGAAATCAAGTCCGGGATTAGGTATGTTTGCCCATTTTTCTGGACTGTCAAATCCAACCAAATTAAATAACATATAGAATTAGATCAGACAAAGAGAGTAAGGGTTTAAATTGCATTTAGCGAAAAAGCTACACGAAGAAGTTTTCCTATACGAAGATGTTTTTGCTGATCCAGCTGGACTGATAAGCCTAATCGAAGAGCTGGACGAAGACGAGACTACCCACTCTGTCATCCCAGAATGGGGATTTTGGTTCTCAAATAGCCGAGATGGTCACAGCTTTGGTAGCAAGAAGGACTTTGCTCCGGAAAGACTCTCAGAGCTAGAGTCATCACGCAAGGCTGATGTAGAGAAGGTAGTTAGCACTATCCAAACAGCAGTCAGTGATGTGGCGCACGCTTACTATCGCGACCGCGGCCTTGAGGGCGAGCCAAACATGTCACCATTTGCTGGTGTTATGAAGTACCGCCCAGGCTGCGAGATGGGTGCACACTTCGATGCTCAGGCTGGTGACAGAACCCTCAAGTACTCTATTGTCCTTTATTTGAACGAGGACTACGAGGGTGGAGAGATTTCTTTTATTGTCCGCCCTTACGACTTAAGAAATCCAAAAAATTTCCACCTTCAGCCAATCCCGGACGCTGATGACGAAAGAAATGCAGATCTTGTTGACTTTACCCTAAAACCTAAAGCCGCATCTGCTCTAATCTTCCCATCGACACATCCTTTTAAGCACCAGGTTCACATCGTTAAGAGTGGAGATAAGTACATCTTCCCTGGTTTTGTTTTCCAAGAAGACTTTAATCCAGAGAACGAAGACTCAAGACGCGAATATAACGCTGGATCTTTATTCGAGACACCAGAAGAAGGAAAGTACTTCGACGAAGAGTAAGTCTTTATGTACGAAGTATTATCCCCTAAGGTTCTTTATTTTCCAAAATTTTTAGTAGATCACGAAAGATTTCTAGAGATCGTAGAGAAGACTTCCACTTGGTCAGAGTGGAAGCCTAGTGATTCCAGCGCAGCCGAGTTCTCCTACGGATCACTAAAAACTTTTGGTACGCAGGAGTATAAAAATACCTTAGAGCCGAACAGTAAAAGCCAGATTAAATACATTGTCAACACAATAAAAAAAGTTAATCTAGCCTGCGGATACGAATATCTAAAGAGTCAAAATGCATCCGACTCAGAGTTGCTCAATTTGAAAAGATCTGTACTTTTAGATGACATAACTATAGGTATTAAGAAATACAGGGAAAACGGCCCAGCACTCGGGCCACACCCGGATACTGACCTAGAGAATCCCCGAGATGAGTTCAGTATAACTTTCTACCCTAATGATAATTACGATGGCGGCGAGTTGAACTTCCCTGAGATTGATCTAAAAATAAAGCCAAAAGCCGGCAGTGTGGTAGTATATCCATCGAAGCACATACATGAATCTCTACCAGTATTTTCCGGCGAGAAGTATGTAACTAATTATGTATATCTAGCAGCGGAGAAATTGTGGAATTAGAGTACAAGATACCGTATGAAAATGTAGTGTATTTTCCGGGCATAGTCGACAACGTTGACGAGATTATCGAGGCAATAGAGACCACGAACAGCATTGCAATATCCCCCTGGGAAGTCTGGTACGCAAGCAGCGACACCTCTGGATATGCTTACGGCGAAGTTAAGTCTATGAGCAAGCACCTACTCAGACAAGAGTCGGACCCAGCTATCGTCGAGAAATCTGAATATATAATTTCTACCCTGGTAGACGCGATGTCGATCGCAGCTAAGAAGTATTCTGAACTATACAATATTGACGATGCGTCACTAGATTACGCACTGCATGCGCTAAACATGGAAGGCACGAAGTACGGCATAAACAAGTACTACGAACGCATGTACATGGGGCCGCACGTTGATTGGAATGAGCAAAACTCAGACATCACTTACACAATCGTGGTCTATCTAAATGATAATTATGAAGGTGGAGAACTCTACTTTGTAGATCCCGATATCGACATAAAAATAAAGCCAGAAAAGGGAAGTATCGTGATGTTCCCATCCACCTTGCCGTATCTACACCAATCTTGCGACATCATTAACGGCAGAAAGATGCTCATAACGCATCACTGGAAAAATGATTCGCTAGTAAAGAGAGACGAGTTTTAATGGAAATCCCGGTACTTAACTTCAGCAGCAAGCCAGAGCTATACTCCGAGCTCGAATCAGTAAAGGATAAGTATGTCTCTAACGGGATCGTAGTGCTTAGAGGTCTACACTTTACTGAAGCAGAGCAGGGCGAATTGACCCTATCTCTTGGGGACTTGATTGGGTGGTTCCCCAACCACAGTAGCAGCGATATCGGAAGAAAGTACACAGAGAGCCACTCCGGTAATCAGAATGTTGCTGGATCAAAAGGTGATCAGGTTATCTTAGATTGGCACATAGAGCACGTAGACTACGACCAGCAGTGCCCATTAGTGGCAGGGCTTTGGAATATGCAGCATTTTAATTGCGCTCCAGGGACTGGGTTAACCTACTTTGTCGACACCACAGAAGTTTTTAAGCTCCTAACAGAAGAAGAGCAGAGCTTCCTATCTTCCAGTGAGATTTCATGGGTAGACGCATACGGATTTGGCCCCCACCAAGGAGTCGCAGTGGTGCCTCACTGGTTGAACGGAAGCCCAACCATACGTATAGAAATAACAAAGCATGTGAAGACAGAGCTAGTTTCGGTGCATGGAGAAGTGCCAACTGACCTTCAAACCGCTGAGTTCAAACGTATCTACAAAAAGATCATTGATCTTATCGAGAATAATACAGATATAAGAATGACGCACCAGTGGGAACACGGAGACGTCGTAATTCCAGACTTATTCAAACTCGCGCACGCAGTTACTGGTGGATTTGATCCTAAAGATCGAACATTTACTGGGCACTGGTTATTCTCTAAAGATCCAACCATACTTACAGACGAGGAGCTCCCTTATGCCTGGAGATAGTGAAGTAGAGATCATCGGAGACTTTACTGTAAAGAAGTTATACCCCAAAATCTGGGTATTTAGTAAAGCAATCCAGAACCCGGATAAGTTGATTGACTACTATGTTAATGACCCAATCAATGTAAACAGATGGGTGCCTTGGTACACATTCGGGGATATGATCAGTGACTTTGGGCTGGGCTTTGGGAATATAGACCACTTTCCCAGTAAAGAAGAGTGGACTTCAAATTTTGCTGAGTGCGATGACTTGTATAAATTAGAGCTAGCTCACACATTTTATGATGCATCAGCTCTATATGTTGAAAGTACTAAAGCTACATTGCCGAATTGGGAGTCACCTAACTGGGGGATTGCTAGGTATTTCCCGGATGTAGAGGATTTTTCAGGTGGAAGAACTATGCAATACCACACTGATTATCAGCAGGATAGAAAAGAGTATCCCGGCGCAAAAAACATGATTACTGCGGTCGGCTACCCTAATGACGATTACAAAGGTGGGGAAATTTCATTTCGCATCGTAAAAGAGGGGACAAAAGATGAAGTAGAAAGAGAAATTATCTACAAGCCAGAAGCTGGCGATTTAATCATCTTTCCTTCGGTGTTTCCTTACTATCACGGCGTCCTAAACGTAAAGAAAAATCCTAAGTACATCATAAGATTTTATTGGAACTCTGTAGAAGAGGCCACTGAAGACTACGAGTACTTCTCTAATAAATATGGAGATAACTGGGATCAACTAGAGCTAGTCAGACGCAAGAGAGACAAAGCTATGGTGGAGGACCCCGTGTTGAGGCTTCGGTTGTCCATGCGGGAGTACTATGAAATGCTAGAGGCTGGCACTCTAGATGAATACTTTGAAGAGGTATAAGTATGTCTGATCTAAATATGACAAACCAGACGATGGTAGACGAGTTTAAGGCTAGAGCAGCCGCCGGTAGAGGCGACTCTTATATGTTGACTATATCCAGAGATGGCGAGTCACCAGTACGGTCCATATACTTCTATGACAACGCGATAGACGCCACTACTGGATACACAGCATATACAGACTGGGGGTTTGCTAAGGACTTCCTAACCGTAGAACTCTATGAACCAACCGGTAGAGTGCACAGTAAAGTTCTTAGACGCCCGCGAGGCGGCGAGTGTGTTTTTGAAAGAGCACAGTATTACAAGGTAGCTGAAATACTAAACGCCACTAAGCCAAAAATTGATGAAGAAGTGTTCAACTATCTGACCTATGAGTTTGCTAAGCTATTCTCAAAGGACAACCAAAGATTTCAAGTAGATCGCTTTTTCACAGATCTAGGGTATACAGGAGAAATTCATGACTAACATCGAGACCACACCAACAGAGTTTGGCGATAAAGGCTACTTAAAAGATGACATTATCTTTTACGATAACTTTCTCACTGAAGAAGAGGCAGAAAAGATCATAGCTTTCTTCGAGGACCCAGAGCAGCCATGGAGCATGTCTGCATTCTTCGAGTCATACGGCATGAGTATTATGCCCCAGGACCCTTTGCTAGAGAAGTATGGGCTATCGATTGACTACCTAGGGACCTTGGCAGACCGCATGCACAAGGCGGTAGAGGATGCTCACCTGCGTCCAGTAAAGTCAGTATCTTCTCACGCCCAGAAGTGGAATGTTGGCGCATTTGCCCCTTTCCACTCGGACAACACCGACATGGAGGGGAACTGGTCGGCATGGGAGAAGAGTAAGCTTGTCTGCCTCCTCTACATCAACGATGATTATGAAGGCGGCGAGTTAAACTTCAGAGACCACCCTATCAAGCTAAAGCCAAAGGCCAGGCAGCTAATCACGTTCCCTGGTGGCATCAACAATGTCCACGAAGTTACAGTAGTCGAAGGGTCAACCCGTCATACAATTGGCGCTTTCTGGGACTACGCCGAATCCACATACTCCGAAGAACGCATAAAGGAGTGGGAGGACGAGATTTCCAAGGTCCGTGAAGAACAGAAGGTTATGCAGGACGAGTGGAAAGACCAGCTAGATAAGGGTGTACACCCCCTTACAGAAGGCGGAAGCCAGGGCGGCTACTAACTAGGTTTAGTAAAACTGCGGTAAAATTATAGGGACTAGTCAAGCCCCCCTGTAAGGACTCGCAATGGGTTATCTCCGCGGCAATATGCACGATCTGATTACGGACCAAGGATCT